GGACTTAAATAGTCAGTGCCGTCTACTGCAGCTGTAAACGCCGAAGTACCGTTGCCTTTGACCAAGCCAGTTAAAGTTGTAGTGCCTGTGCCGCCGTATGCTACTGCTAGTGTAGCAGAAAGACCTGCTGCAGTTCCGGAGGTGTTTTGATTGAACGTAGGCCAAGTAAATGTGCCGGTGCTGAAGTTACCTGATACGGGTGTGCCTAGAGCCGGGGTAATTAGAGTGGGAGAAGTTAAAGTAGGAGTTGTTAGAGCAGGTGAAGTACTTAGTACTACAGAACCAGATCCAGTACTAGTAGTTACTCCAGTACCTCCGTATGCTACAGCCAAAGTACTGGCGTTCCAAGTACCAGCAGTAACTGTACCCAGTGTGGTAATACTGCTTTGACCTGCATAAGTACTGGCAATGTCAATGCTGTCTGCATTAGCTATAATGCGATTTGCGGTACCAACTACATCAATACTATTACCTGTTTTGGTAAGACCCGCACCTGCAATAACTTGACCTGCACCTGAAAACTGTGTAAAAGTTAAAGCAGTTGTGCCTACTAATACTACACCGTCGTTTGTACATACCCAGCCAGTGTCCGCATTGGTGGTACCTTCTTGCACAAACATGAAAGTGCCGCCGGTGATTTCTGAGGTATTTGCATCTGCATCCGTAGCGCGTGCCCAAGATCCAGAACCCACTACATAAATACCGTTTTCAGATTGAATCGACTGGTTCTTAACTAATACGCGGTCATTGGCAACTAACGATACCGAGTCAATGGTTTGTAAACCGCTCAAAGTAATGTTAGATGCTGTTGTTGCTGCGCGAACTGCGTCTTTTACTGACAATCCCTGACGCGTAGCGTCAACATATGCTTTGGTTGCCGCGTCTTGCGCTGAGGTAGGATCTGCTACGCCTGTGATTTTTTGACCGTTGAAGGCTACTGCAGAATTAGGCAAAGCAAATTGATCTAGCCTGCTGGTGCGTACCTGAGTATCAAAGTCACTGATCTTACTTGCTGTAAGAGTTGGAATATCTCCGGCAATTAAACTAGTACCTGAGGTCGCTAAACCCTTGGCATTAATTGTTACTTTGGGATATGTACCTGCTACCGCAACTGTTGCTAAAGTAAGGGCAATTGAGGTAGTACCAGTGCCGGTGGCATCGCCGCTAACACTAATGCTTTGATTAGCTGTTAAATAGGTATTAGTATCTAAACTCCAAGTATCTAGTGCAGTTTTCTTTAGCAGACCGCTTGTACCAGATAAAGCTGCAATTGCAGTTAAGTCTGCGTCTAGTGGTTGAGCATCGGTGATACCGAAACCACTTAAAGTTGTAGGATTAGTACCTGCAGTAACTAATCCTTTGGTATCTACTGTTACAGACTTATAAGTACCAGCAGTAATTGCACTGTTTGATACTAGATAGTTTTGATTTTTAACATACGCAGTAGTAGCTGCTCTAGTGCTACTATCTGAAGTTAACTGAGTAGTAAAGGTATTAATACCACTAAATGTATTATCACCACTAAAACTATTATTTGCACTAAAAGTTTTTATTCCACTAATGGTCTGGTTGCTGGTAAGTGTAACAAAAGCACCTGAGCCTGCAATAGCATCTACAGTAGTTGCTGTGCCTCCTGCTCCGCCAGTGCCTTTACCATAGTAAAGAGTATTATCTACTTCATTGAATGCTAGTTCAGCATTGGCTAGACCTGTAGGAGCACCTGTGGCCCCTGTAGCTCTACGTTTAATACGGATTGTATTTGCCATCAAAGGCTCCTTTTAAAAATTGCCGCCTTCGGTCAATAGGTCTTGTGCTTTGTTGATCCAGTTAAGTCCATTATATGTTATTAGGTCATTAGACCTTAAGTCCGTTATTAATATAGGACTACCTGCAATAGTACTCTCGCCGCTTGGCCCCCTGGGGCCGACTGCGCCGGCCATGATAATATTGCTGGTAGGAATATCTACAACTACATTACCGTAAGTGCCTACATTAACAATTGTACTATTATCTTCGATAATATTAATTATGTCCATTTTTACCTCGTAACCTCTGCTTCTAGAGTAAGATTACCGTAAATGAAAGGAGTAACTACACTGCCTCTGACTAGTTCTAAACTATATACTGCGGTTTTAAACGTAAACTCAGCAGTATCCGTTGCAGAAATAGTAATTGTGATGCTTTTATTAATGTCGTCAATTACTATTCCACCGTTGGTTGTAGTTAATTCTTTGATAACAGTAGTACTAGAGACTTTTTCACGAATCTGCATACGTGCTGAATAATTGTCCAGCGGTACTGGTTGATTGTATTCCATTACGCCAGCGCTGGTATACGCAGTGTATGCCAGTGCATTTATTTCGTTGAATGTAACACTGTTAGAAGTTACGGCTGTAGCCAAGTAGTAATTGTCGCCTGAATTAATTTCTTTCATGCCCAGTACGCCAGATACTTTTACTCGCCAATTTAAAGGAATTCCGTGATAGTTAGATAATACAACTACTGGAGCAGTTCTGGTAATACCTGAAATAGGAGCATATACCTTAGTACTAGATTCCCAGCGAAGAACTTCTGTAAAGGTGCTTCCCTGGAATATTTTTAGGTTTAACTTACTTGGTGCCATGATTATCCTTGGAAGTAAAAATGTGGATACGTCTATAATTTTGTCTATTATACCATGCAGGCATAGTCTAGTCAAACCAAAAAAATTCCAACCCGAAAGTTGGAATTTTTAATCAAGGACGTTCTTCTGAACGTATAGGATCAGTTAAAATTTTAGTAGCACGTGTTTGGGTGAGTAAACCCTTATTTACTAGCATAGAGAATCCCGTTATTACTTTATTACCATCTTTTAGGTCAAATGTACTTGCTGCATCAAACCTAGTTTTCCAAAGATCTACTTCTGCATCTGTTTTAGCAGCATTGATAACGCCGATGAATTCAGCATCAGTCATGCGATTTAACATAGCAGTTTTGGTAATTACATCAGGTATTACAGGTAGCGGTGGGGGTACGACTACTGGTTTAGAAGAAACAAATTCTCCGCCAGTATAAGTGCTTCCTATTACTGTATACTGATCTGGTGATTCTACCCAGTTTCCGATTACGTGTATAGTTGGTTTTTCCTCTTGAAATACTAAATTAGTAACTGTAGTATTATCTATTAATGCCCAGAATTTCATATCAGTACTCCACAACTATGATTAAACCAAGAGCCCCAGAACCACCGGCATTATAAACATAAGTATCATAACTACTTAAAGGTAATCCTGTAGATCCACCGCCTCCGCCAGCTCCATAACCTTGTGCAGTACCCCCGCCTGCACTTCCGCCTGTGCCAAACAAACAAGATTCTCCTTGCATAGGTTGGTCAGTATACCAGTATCCATTACTACCTTGTACAGTTTTAGTTCCACTGCCGCCATTTTGACCGCCTAAAGCATATAGCTGTCCCAGTGTACCTGCACTACCCGTATTCCAAATAGTATTAAAACTGCTATACGAGCCACATATATAAGTATATGAAGATATAGGAGTACCACTTACGCTTTCTCTTTGATACCATTTTGTTACTAGCTGACCACAACTACCGCCTCTGCCACCAGAACCGTAAACATTATAGCTAGAACCACTTGAACTACTCAAATTACCTGCCGAACTACCTCCGGCTCCACCTGCTCCTATCATAGTAAGATAGAACCAAGTAGTATCTGTTAGTGGTGTAAAAGTACCGGTAGAAGCAGTTAGAGTTGTACTGCGCAGAGGAGTTCCTCCGCCACCAGTAAACTTACTCAAAGACATCATATGAATCTCCATCCTATTGTTGCGTTAAAATATCGTAAAAGTACCGAAGCGTACTTTGAATTAAGCGTTATGTCATCAGCAAAACCCATGATAGGTTTGCCGTTTCTAGATACTACATTAGTTGTTAAGTCATTGCCAACTGTGATAAATACTAAGTCTCCTAAGATAGGAGAACCCGGCAAAGTAACTGTAGTAGCTGCAGCATTAGTTAAAATATAATGTGCGCTAGATGCTGCACTTACTGAAGTAGCTGTGACTATAATTGCTGTGGGAAAGTAAACAGATCCTAAACTTGACCAATTAGTAGGATCAAGCGACGGATCTGTAGTTCCTCCTCCTGCAGTTAATCTGCGATAAATACCATAATTAATTGGAGACCAGACTGCAGTTCCTATTGTGTAAGTAGTACCACTTACCCAAGCTGGTGCTCCCAGAGCACTAATAGCATTGGTAGAAGCTGTAGAAGCTATAGCAGCTTGTGCTGCTGCTGTTGCGGCACTGTTGTAAGCATCTAAAGCATTACCATAATTCACTGTACTAATAGCGTTAACTTCTGATCTTAGTCCAGGTAAAGCACCTAGAAATGCATCTGCTCTGGCATCGAAATCTGAAGGAGAGGAAGTACTAGGCGGGTTAGGAAGTGCACTTATTGCGGTGGGCGAAACTATTGCCATACTATATTTCCTCTAGTTCTAAATTAATAGTAATCGCTATTGGATTATCTATGTTGATTGTAAAAGTCTTGTAAAATCCTAAAATTAACAAAGACTCGTAGTAGGTATCCGAAACTGATTGATCTAATCCACTCCATACAGCGGGCTTGGCATTTAAATATTCTCTTAGTCGGCCTACTTTGTTTATAATGCTTTTATCTGCTATTAAAGTAGCACTAATTTTAGGAATATTACGACGCTGAATTAAAGTAGCATTGCCGTATAAATCTCGTTCTACAGTAGAAAAGTTAACAGCATCTGCGGCTATACCTTTTTGAATGATACCTATATTTTGATATATACCTGCTACTATGTTGCCGCATTTAATGGTGCCAGTACCAGTCAATGTAATAGTAATAGTTACATTATAGTAAGGCGGAATATCTAATGTTATGCAGCTGGCGTAGTACGATGTTGTACCGTTCACAGTATACGAGTTATCTTTGTCTACAATTGTAGTAGCAGGAACTGTACCATAGCTTGTGGTAACTGTAATACGAGAAACATTTTCCAAGCCCAGCAACGCCAGTGCATCTATGCGCTGAGTGGGTTTCAGTACTACTACTATGCTGTTGGTTGCGTAAGATTTGACGTTTCTAAGAGTATCAAACATAGCATATTTGTTTGTGCTGGAAACTTCAACCCATTTAGGCGCTGTGGTATAAATGCTCAGCTCTGGTACTACACTGTCTATGGTACCGACAACACTGCTTGACTCGTAGATTTTATGAGTTTCTGCTCTGTATACTCTGGTTGGAGCAGCATAACTGGTAGCTGGATTCCACAAAGTTTCTCCGGTACTAGGCTCTGCTATACTAGAAGTAACCATGGCCGCAGTAATTGTAACAGGAGGAATAACTATCATATTTCTTCCAGCTCTAAGTTAACAATAACTCCGATGGGATTATCTATGTTTATAGTAAAAGTTCTGTAGAATCCTACAATTAGTAAAGTTTCAAAATAAGTTTGATCTGGTATGTCGTCTAAGCCTACCCAAGCTGCAGGTGTAGCATTTAATTGATCTCTTACCAAACGCACTGCATTTATATATGATTTATCCAAGTATAGTGTTTGATTGGTTTTTGGAATATTGCGACGTTGAACCATGGTAGCATTACCAAATATATCTCGTGTTACTGTGGAAAAATTAATAATTTCACTGGTAGCTCCACGTTGCAGACTGCCAAGCCACTGAGCTCTACCAAGAATTAAACCTCCACAGCCTACATTGGCACCTGTTAATACTATACTTACTATGGCATCTGTATACGGAGGCAAGTTAGAAAATACAGCAGACTTAATTGTACCGCTGGAAGTAAAAAAGTAATCATACCAAGTTGTAGATGATTTAGTAGTCAAATTTCTACCAGTATTATAGATAGTTGTACCAGTACTAGGAGAGTATACTGTGACTACTGCATTTCCTACTTCGGTTAGTCCTACCAACACTGCTGAGTCTACTCTGCTGCCTGTGGCCACAGAAATAATCATTTGGTCTCTGACTTTAGAAGTACTATTACGCAAGTAATCAAATGCTCCCCAACGATTGCTGGGGCCTACGTCAAACCAGTATGTGGGACTAGTTGACGTAGGTAGTGTGGTGTTTACTGTGGTAGTTGCAATTATTTCGTATGTTCTGTTGTTGTAAGTTACTTGCACTGGACTAGCTGCTGAGTATGTATAAGTAGTACCACTTACCCAAGGCAGTGCGTCTAGTCTTACCCAATACGGAATATCTAGTAGTATGGATGCTTCTGGTAAAATTGTACTGTTTGTACTCGACGCAATAACATCTTTGATACATTGATAAACACAATTTGTAGTTGCTCTGTAGACTTTGGCACCTGAAGCATAAGCGCTACCAGAAGCCCAAGTTGTATATCCACTGGGTGCAGTTACATTTGAATATACCACGCAAGGAGAAACTCCTGTGAAAGTATCTGCTGCTCTGGTACCTTGTATAGAAGAAATATAACTTGTGACGAAGGCACCCGCTTCTAGTTGAACATACTGCACAGTTCCAGTAACTGTTAAAGTTAAAGTACCTGCAGAAGGAGTAAAAGTTAAAACTACTCTGTTGGGATATACTCCTGTGCCTGTTAAACTACCTGTGTATGTACCAGATAGAGCGATTGTACCAGTTCCATAAAAACTCAAAGTATACGCAGTATTGGTTACTGTTATGTTTTGAGTACCAGGTGAGTCGCTGTTAACAACTACGTTAGTACGTGCTGGTTCATATAAAACTCCCTGACATGCTAAAGTTACTGGATTAAAAGTTACACGAGGGGTATTTACTGCAGCAGTTTGCATTGCTCCATATTTGTCAAAATATGTTGCTGCGGTGCTGCGAGTAAAAGACCCCTCCGTATTACTTATCGTAATAGGAGGGATTACTTTCATATTATGTCACACTCTTAGTTTGCATATATTCTCCACCAACAGTTACTAACTGTAGCGTTTCCTTGGTTTTACGAGTGTTGTACTCATTTTGACTTGCAATAACTCGTAATTTGGCTACTTCATTTCTTAGTTCTTTGATTTCATTAACTAATACCATGTTAGCCTCATTGCTGTTGCCGAAGTCAGGCATCTGAGCTGTTACACCTAATGAGCCGTCTGGACCTCTTGTCAAAGGCATGATTGCTTCTGGACCTGCTTCACCCATTAGACCCATGCGGAACTTGGTTGGTTTATCTACTATTGAATTAGAGAAAGAATCTCCGGCAGCAAATTTCATCATGTTGCCGTAGTCAAAAGCACCGCCTAGAGCAAATCCGCCGCTGGTGCCGCCAATTTCCATTTGATAGTAAGACCAGTATCCATCATCAGCATTAGGGCCAGTTTGATTCCAAGTGTAGTTTGAACCTGGTGCAGGAGGACGCTCATGTGTTCTAGTTACTGTACCAGTATTAGTTCCAGTTCCAGGAGCTGTAACTACTGGAACAGCAACAGGTGGTATTACTGGAACACCCGGTAAACTAATACTATTAACTAAACTTGTCATCTTACCGACCCAGTCAGTTATTGCAGTATTAGCAGTATTAAATGCAGTTTGAGCAGTAGTAAACTTACCGGCTAGAGCAGTTAACCCTACGTCTGCTGGAGATCCGTACGGTGTAAAAGATACTCCGAGTTCTTTAAGTTTATCGGCCCACTTACCTACTTCAATTACCGCATCATCATACTTCTTCTTAGCATCGGTTACAGTCGCATCTAATGATAATATATTGGTACGTTTTAATAGTTCGTCTGCACTAAATCCAGCTGTGGTTAATATTGTATTAGTACCTGCAATATATGTAACAATTGCAGTTTCTGCATCTTTTATCGCCTTAACAGCTGCATCAAATTTATCTTTTGTGTTTACTATAGTTAACGGACTGTCAGTACGCTTTAATATTTTATCTATTTCTTCTGGACTGAAACCACCGTTAGCTTTATCTGCTAAAAATGTTTTCATACCGGCAATATATGCAATTATAGCGTTATCAGCATCCTTTAACACCCCAACAGCTGTAGCTAGCTTATCTTTTGTATTTTCTTTAGTTAAAGGACTTTCTGTACGCTTTAAAATTTTATCTATCTCCTCTTGGGAGAACCCGTTATTTCTTAAAAATGTTGTAATATCTGTAATATATTTTGTTATTGCTGTTTCTGCTGCGTTTAGTACTAATACAGCTGCATTTAGTTTATCTTGTGTATTTTCTTTAGTTAAAGGACTTTCTGTACGCTTTAAAATTTTATCTATCTCCTCTTGGGAGAACCCATGAGTCGTTAGAAACTCTACAGTACCGCCAATATATTTAGTTAAAGCATCTTCTGAATCTTTCAAAGCTTTTACAGCTGCATTTATTTTATTACCTGTATTTTCAATAGTAAAAGGACTATCTGTACGTTTTAATATTTTATCTATCTCCTCTTGGGAGAATCCGTGAGTCTTTAAAAATTCTGTACTACCATTAATATAGCTAGTTACTGCATTTTCTGCTGCAGTTAGTTTGCCAGCGGCTTCGACTAATTTATCTTTCGTATTTTCTTTAGTTAAAGGACTATCTGTGCGTTTTAGAATTTTATCTATCTCAGCAGCTGAAAATCCATTATTATTTAAAAACTCTGTAGTACCACTAATATATTTAATCAAAGCATAGTCGGCATCTTTTAGTGATTTTACAGCAGCATCTAATTTATCTTGAGTATTTTCTTTAGTTAACGGGCTATCAGTACGCTTTAATATTTTATCTATTTCTTCTGCGGTAAACCCACCACCCTCTTTAGATGCTAAGAATGTTGCTGTTTTAGCTATATATCCGATTATTGCGTCGTCTGCATCTTTTAATATTTTCTTTAATGCATTTAATTTATCATTTGTATTTGCTGTAGTTAACGGGCTATCAGTACGCTTTAATATTCTATCTATTTCTTCTGCAGTAAACCCACCACCCTCTTTAGATGCTAAAAATGTTTTAGTACCTGCAATATACCCTACTACTGCATCATCTGCATCTTTTAATAATTTTACAGTAGCAGCAATTTGAGTCTTTGTATTTGCAACTGTAAGAGTTACTGGTAGATTCTTTAATAAGTCTGTGCCAGTATATCCTGCGGTCTTTAATATTTCATTATTATCTTTAATATAAGTGTTAATAGTTGTATTAACATCTGCAATATTTGTACGTAGTGTTGCAAAAGTAGCTTTTAGTTCCGTTAAAGTTGCAGGATCTGTTTTTGTTAGTACAGCGGCAGCATCACTACCTATTAAATCTAGCCAAGTATTTAAACTTGTGCGTGCTGTATCCAATGCAGTAAGTGCTCCGCTTGCTGTTGATAGCTGTAGCTTGGCGTCTGCTTCAGCTTTTATTTCAACTGCAACTCCTGACTTCTCTATGGCATCTGTCCATTTGGCTAATTCATCATTTGCTAATTTTAAAGCATCTGCTGTTGAAAGTGAAGAAGTTTCTAGTGCTGCTACTCCGTCTGCTGCATCTTTCTCTGCAGTTTGAATCTTAGTGTCTAATACTGCACTAATATCACCTAGTTGAGAAGTTACATCTGCAAAAGTTCTTGCGTACTCTAGTTTAGTAGAAGATTGCTCCTTGGCAGCAGTTAGTAAGTCTTGAGATAATTGTGGTAACTTACCTAAAGCTATTTCATCTCCGGCTTTTGCTAACTTTAAAGTTTTATCAAACTCAGTACGTAAGGCTTTATACTTAGTAGCTTGATCTGCTATTCCTAAATCACCGCCAGCTACTGTCTTCAAGAAATCCTTGATTCCAGTACCAACAGTTTTTAAACTATCAATAAAAGCTTTACTAGCATTTTTCTGAGCTTCTACTGCTGCTTTATAAGACTCTTTAATGGAATTCTTAACATTATCTACTCCGCCTTTAAGCTTATTAAATCCGTCTGTACCTAGGGATTCTAGATCGCTTTGTAGGCCCGTTAACTTTGTAGTTAGTAGATCAAAACCATTAAATATAGTATCTTTTAACTTATTTTTAGTGTCTTCTAATACTGCTTCGAATGCTCCTAAGCCCTTGGTAGCTAATTCTGCTATAGAAGCTTTGGCATCATTTGCTGCTGCTTCGAATGCTCGTAAACCATCAGTAGCTAGTGCTGCTATAGAAGCTTTGGTATTAGCTAACTCTGTTTCTAGTAATCTTAAACCCTCTGTAGCAAGGGATGCCAAATTATCTTTGAGTTCAGTTACTTTAGCTTCAAAGGCTCTTAATCCTTCTGTAACGGCTGATGCCAAAGCATTTTTAGCATCATTTACTGCAGTTTCAAAGGCTCTTAGTCCTTCTGTAGCTAGTGCTCCTATTGCAGCTTTAGCATTAATTGCTTCGGTTTCTAATAATCTAAAACCATCGGTAGCTGTTTTAGCTACTTCGCCTTTAAGAGTATTTAACTGATCCTCAAGGGCTTTTAAACCTTCGGTAACCAATGTTGCTAAAGCTGTTCTGGCAGAAGTAGCTGCAGCTTCCAAGTTAGTTAAGCCTGATTTAGCAGCAGATAATAAGGCTGCTTTAGCAGTATCTGCAGCTGTAGTAACATTCTTAAACCCGTCTAATAAAGCCTGAGTAGCTTTGTCTAAATCCAACGAAGCTAGCTTTAAGGTTGTTATTAAGTCAAATAAAGGTTTATTAGTTTCAGCAATTGCATCGCGTTCTTTATTTCGAGTAAAGATTAGTTTCTCGGATTCACTCATAAACTTAGTTGCTGATTCTGTATTAGCGTCAGAAACTTGTTTAATTAGATCTTCGTACTGTGCAGTAACTTTGATAAAAGATTCTGATACTAAATCTAGTTGATGACGTAGTTCAATGGCTGCAGGGGTAGTATTTTGCGATAGTGTTAGGTATAGTGATTTAAATTCTGCTTTAGTATCAACGATACCTTCAGCATCTTTTGCTATAAATCCTTGTTCTTTAGCTATTCTTGTAATATCAGTCATGCTAGCAGTGACTTTAGCTGTGATGGGCGTTAAACGCTCTGCTTCTGTTAAAAAGTTATCTGCAAAGAATTTAACATGTTCTAAGAACTTGTCTAAACCACCTGCAGCATCTGCCATAGCTTGAGTAATAGCAATACTAGATTCGGTTAATACTCCTGAAGCATTAAGTCCGGCTAGTCCGATACTGTTTAAAGATAAGTTAATTTTCTCGTTGGTGTCAATTACTCGGGTAACTGTTTGCAGCATGCCTTCGCCGAATTTTTGAAATTTGGTTAGGTTGGCGAACAGTCCTCTGGTTGTGTCATCTAGGATACCACTAATAATAGAATTAAATTCTTTTTCTAAGTCATCGCCTTTTAATCCGCGTAAACTTATTAACTTAGTAACATCTATATTACCTAATTTAGCAATAGTATCTTCTGCAGATACTCCAAGCTTAGCACCACTTTCAATGAACAATTTACCTGCATTTTTAAATATTTCAGAAATTGAAGTACTTACGCTGTCTTCTAGCTCGATAGTTGCATCGCGTACGGCAGAACTGCCCCATGAAAATCCAAGAAATGAATTTTTAGTAGTAGTAAGAGTAGTTTCAAATCCAGCTATAGTACCTTTTAAGTTATCCATTACAGCTTTAAAGTTACCTGCAAGCTTAATGCCACTGTCTAAAATTTGTTTAGTTGTAGAACTACTTAAGAAGCTACCAAAAATACTAAAACCACTAGTACCTTCTTTAGTTCCTAGAGCCGATCCTTTTGAAAGGCCTACTGTACCATATATACCAATTGCTGCTTTACCAATATTCTGATTGATAGAAGTTAATAGTTGTACCATCTTATTATCATAAGATAGTCCCTCTACTTGAGTAGCATTCAATATTTCAATAGATTTAATAATCGATTCTGATTTAGCTGTGGGGTCTCCAAAGACTCCACCACCTGTATCTACTTTAGCACCATTTACAAATTTTTGCCCGGCCCCTAGGCTTTGACGATCTGCAGAAGTACTACCTGCTGTAGAAGCTGTTTTAGGGGCAGTTCCACCAATACTACTTAGTAAACTTCCTACAACTGTTGCAACTGCTGCACCTGCTGCAAGATCAAATGGAAAAGGTAGATCTGCTATAGCACTAATTACTGCTTTAACACCCTTTACTCCCGCTTCTACTATATCCCCAGCAGTTCTAGTTGCTGAATTAGCCAGTGATACACCTGTTTTAGTATTATCAGATATCATTTCTGCTATATTCATGCCCATCTTAACTATGTGCATAGTTTTCTCTATAGCCGCTATTGCTTTATACGCAAAAGTTTTCTCGGAAAACATACCTTTAGCATTTTTAATAATTGAATCATTTTTAGCAAATTCTAGGTTTGCACTATCTTTGGCATATTTTTTATCTAGTTTTAGTTTATCAGCATCGCCTTTTTCCTTAGCTTTAAGTATATCTTCATCAGAACCTTCACCCGCCAATGCTGCAATGCTTGCTGCTGTTTCTATCTCAAGTGCTCTTCTATCTTGAGCATATTTTTTATCAACCTCTAGACGATTGGTAGCTGCGTCTTGCGTAGCCTTTAATATACCTATCATTCCATCACCAAACTTTTTACCTACATCACCAAATACACCCGCTAGATTTTCTGCAATAGGTATTAAGTCGTTCATTGCTGATTTTTGATCTGCTATTAATTTGGCTTGTATAGCTGCTTCTATATTCTGTCGACTGGCTATATCTAGGTTTACTTGTTTGCTTGCTGAAACTGCTTTTTCTCCCGCAATTAAAGCGTCATAACGTGCTGTTACAGAGTTTAGATCTGTTTCTGCTATGCCTCGTTCAGCTGTACCTGTAGCAGTCTTATCTCTAATATCTGTTTTGGCTTTTACTTCTAAATCTTTTTTGGTTTGAAGTTCTGCTAAGGTTGCTGCTAATCTTTCTTTTTCAGTCTTTTTATCTAGATCTGCTTGGAATGCTGCTAAAGCTATTGCTGCATTTACTCCTGCATCTTTTAGTTTATTAATTGTAGTTTCATTAGCTGCTGCTTGTGCTTTATCATTGGCTTGAGAAATTTCTAAACTACGTGTAGCTAGTGTTTGTTCGAAAGCGAATTTATTTGCTGCACCGGTTCTGAGTTCTTCTTCTCGTTTTCTATCGTTAGTTACACGTTGCGCTGCTTGAGTTTCTTCAAGTGTGGCTAGCTTTTTAGAATATTCAAGATTAGCAGATAATGCTCTATTAAAATTCTTAGTGTCGTCGGCAGTTCGATTCTTGCCTTTGCCTCCCAACTCATTAATAGTACGTTCCGTAGCAGCTATTTCATCTCTAATACCTTGAGATTCTTTTAAATCTGCATTTCTTTCAGCTTCTTTATCTGCGCTTTGCTGGAGTAATATGGTTCCTTCAGATATGTAAGGAAGTCCACTCTCTACTAATTTATTGTATTCTTTTTTACTTGCTATTATTTTATTAGATGCGTCCAGCTGCTCAGCAGTACGTCTACTTACACGGGCCGCTTGTTCATCTTCTTCTTTCTTATCTATAGCTTTTTTACTTTGTTCAGCTTTAAATATTTCAGCCTGTAAAGCAAGTTTAGCAAGTTCCATAGACGTAAGAGCTTTAGATGGTTCACCTTTACCGAATTCTTTAGCGTAGGCAGCAGGATCACTTAGTCGTAACTGCTCTTTAGTTAGCTTATCTCTTTTATCTGCTTTACCCCCTTTACCTTCCTCAGGTAATTTAGATAGTTCTAGGGTATTTAAAGCTGTTTCTATTGTATTTAATTCGACAGTTTTTCTAAGTTCTTCTTGAGCATCTATTAAACCGGCTTTAGCTTTTAAATCTACTATAGATCTATCTATTTCTTCTCTAGCTAACTGTGCTCTAGCTTTGATACCTGCGTCAGTATCTCCCAATCTAGTAGTGTAAGCAGCAGTAAGTATAGCTCTACCTTGAGCAAAACCTTTAGCAATAGAGTCTTGTATAAGTTTTGAGCCATCTGAAAACATTTTTGCACCTGTACTATTCAATAATTTTTGTACTGGTGCAGCTAAACCTATGCCGGCTTGGTTAGCTGCTTCTAATAATTGTGCTTGTTCTGCTTTTGTAGCAATTTCGCGAGCAGCTCCAGAAGCTGTATCAGTACTTAAAAGACCTACATTAGATTTTTTACGCATACTGAAAACAGCATTTGCATTATTTGCAGGAGCTGTAACATCAGGGGACTCTTTAACTGATTTATTATACTCTAATTGGGTTTGTTTTAGTCTATTTATAGCATCTGCACGATTTACTAGATCTTTTGCTACTTCTGGATTAATAAATCGTAATTTAGAAGTATCGGTAGATATTTTAGCTAACTGGTCAATTGCAGTAATAGGATCTTTTGCAGCTTTTTGCATCTTCTCCCCAAGAATCATCATTTCTTGCCCTAGTTTAGCAAGAGGATCTGTGGGAATAGCGCTTACTAAGATAGTATCATATGTTTTTGAAGCATTTTTAAATGCTTCATCTAACTCTGCTGCTGCAGAGGCCGCTTCTTGTAAATTTTTTGATAGTTGATTCGTTATATCTAAGGACGACTTGCCCAAGGCTTTATCAGCAGAAATTAGTTTCTTCTCCAAGGCTTCAGCATCTGAAGCATCTATTTTTAGTAATGCACTTAGTTTAGTTAATGCTTCTTGTTTTGCGTCACCTTCTTCGGCTGCTTTTAATACTTTACTAATAGTAGTTGCTGTAGCTGTTGCTACCTTGGTAGCCGTATCGCCGCCCCATATCATGCTAATTTTATCTTTTAAGGTATCCCACCAATTTGCTGCTAGTAATTCCTTACCTGCTTTATCTATTGCATCTTGAGTGGAAGTGACTAAATTAGTAATGGCTGTAGCAGTGGCATTTCTAGCTTCCGTAGTAATACTGCCTAGGAATCCTTTTTTGCCGATATTATCCATAGTATCACCAAGAGTAGTCACTGCATCTTTAACTACCGACAAGGCTTTAGTTGTGGCTTCGGCTTCTTTTGTATTCTTTGAAGCAAAAGAATCAAATACTTCAAAAACAGCTATCCCTGCAGCGGCTATTTGCCCCCATACACCAAAAGCACTTATAATACCAGTTAATCTAGTAGCTACTGCTGCTAATCCGCCTTTAGCCAAAGTAGTATATTTATCGATTCCTGTAATGCCTTTTTCTTGTATGGTATTACCTAACTGAGCCCAAGCTGCGCGTACACCATTAACTGATGCAGTTTCAGAAGCGGCTGCTACTGCTGATAATTTTTCAAAATTTAATCTTGCTGTTTCAGCCTGCTTTAGTGCTATGGTTTGAGGGTCTAGTTTACCGATTGGGTTATCTGCAATAACTCCAATTTTTGTTTGTGCAATATCTATTGCTGCTTTATCTTTAGATACTTTTCCAGCAGCAGCAGTTAAAGCTATTTCGTGCTCAATGGCTTTAGCTTTAATTTCCAGCCATTTGATTTCGTCTTTGGTTGCCTGTACTTGATTAGCAGATAGTTTAGCTGCACCTGCATAACCTGTTTCTAGACGAGTATTTCGTGTAGCAAGTAAGTCATTAATAGTAGATAAACCTTTAGCGTCCATACCTGCAGCAGTAGCTGAAGTTCCTAAAGTTTTAGGAGCAGGTGCCATTGGCCCTACAACTGTAGCAGCAGATAGCTTATCAAATTCTTTTTGAGAATCTGCTAGTGATTGTTTTAATCCTGGAAGTTTAAATCTAGATTCAAGATTAGTTTGAAATTTATCATCAAAAGTTTTAGTAATAGCTTCAGAAGTATTTTTTGCTTGTTCCGCAGCATTTTTTAAACTATCTTGCCATTTACCTAAAGCAGGTATAGTTTTAGCTAATAAATTAACTCCTATATAAGTTAATACTCCGGCTAAAGCCATGGGGCTATTTGCCAATAGTCCTATGATGGGACCTATTACTTTATTTATTAATTCCAGTCCGGTTTGAGCTAGGTCTTGAAAAGTAGCAAGTAATTTGCTGTAAGGGTTTGCTTCAATTTTAAGATCGCCAAACTTTTTATTAACTTCTTCTTGTACTGCAAGTGCAAATCCTTGACGTTTTTCAAAGTCTGTTAATGCACTTACCGATTTTCCTAAAGTTAGTGCATATTTTTTACTAGATTCATCTAATTTAGTAAAAATTCCTAGTTCATCTAATAGCTCTGGCTCTAGCTTAGTTACGCCACGCATTATTCGGCTTAAAGCATCTGACATATCGATGCCTAGAGCCTGAGATGCTTTCTTGGCTCCATCTGTTAATTTAAGTATATTATCACTGCTTATACCAGCTGCGCTTGCTTGAGCTACTGATTGCATAGCTTGTTTAAGACTAACTGCCCCATCAGTAGCATCTACTACTCTTTTAGATAGATTACCTAAACTAACGCCTGAAGCAGCTCCTAATTGATTCAATCCTTGAACCATATTAGTAGTATCCATAGCCTTACTAAGAGCAGTAAATGCAGCTGCTACTGTGTATGTAGTTGCAGCAAAAGTAGCATATACACGTACTAAACCATTCATTCCTTCAGATTCTTTTGCAAAGTCTCTAGCACTTGCTCCGGTAGAGCTCGCAACTCCGCGCAGTGCACCATACTCTGCTTGTGTGCTTGCAGCACCACCTGGAGGACGTGCTGCTCCACCAGAAGCAATAGCAGCAGCTCCACCACCAGATGGGGGAACAGAGCCACCACCAGCCATTCTAGGTGCAGGTGTGCCTCCGCTCATACCTAGTTTGGCAGCAGCAGCAACAGTTTGATCAATTACATCTTTTAGATTCTTAACATTCTTTGTTACTTTTTCGGTTGAGCCGTTGTCTGATACGTTAATACCAATATTTACTGAATTATCTGCCATATATGCTCCTGGTGTTGCCAGTGTAAAAATTTTATGTGTCAATCACGTTTGCTACAATTATACCATTGAGGGTAGCACAAGTCAAGCTTGTATTTTTCTGCGAGGCGTAAAAAAGCCCCCTACTAGAGGAGGCTTTTACTTTTTCGGTTTGCTGTCCGCAATTTGTTTTGCTCTGATTCGATCAATATTTAAAATCATTTCATATATTGATCTGTAATCAGCTTTTTCTACTTCGTATATCTCCAAGATATCCTTGAAACCTGCAAGATTCTTGCCTATATAGTTACCACCCATATAGTCCCAGTTATCCTGCAAGCTACCGTAGATACGCAACGCATCTTGTACTTCTAATGCCAAGTCTTCGAATTCTATGGGAATCTCAGACTCTATGGGTTCGTTGCCCAGCATTTCGCACATTTCAAGATACTGCTCGCGAGTCATACCAACAGCGTTATTCTGGAAGTATGACTCTAACTGTGCAATTACTTGGCTGCGCTGATCTTCTGAAAGTTTCCCAGTTCAGTTACATTTTCGCTGACCCATGAATCAAAGTTACTTGATGACTTCATTAAGAATAAGGCATTTTCTTCGCTATATTCTAGTTCAGCTTCCATGTCTTGACCTGTTAGGTCAACTGGTGCTAGCTGCTCTAGATAAGATAGCTTGAAACCTGTCCATCCTTTGATACTGGCAGCTACATATAGCTGTAGGAATAAATCATCATTTAATTCTTCTGTGGGTTGCCGATTCTTAAATGTAATCTTTGTAGCCTTCTTGCGAATACCTACTAGGGTTTCACGAGATAGGAAAGAGAGTTGAACTTTAAAACCACTAAATCCGGGGAATTCTACCTCTACTAGCTTGCTGGGAACTAGAAGCGACTTTAGAGATAGGCTAGTGGCTGGAACTTTGTCAATTGACATGGATTGTATCCTTTGTTATATATAGAGAGAGAAAAAGAGGAAGCGGTGATCAAGCCGCCTCCTTGTAAAACTATTTAAGCTGAGAAGTAACGAATTGTTAGATCGTTGGTCTTGGTGATATCGAAGCTAGGGGTACTGGCTCCGTTTACGTCGGGGGTGTAACCCTGAGCAACGAAGTTAATTGTAGTAGCAACGACGTCTGCAACGTTAACTGCAGGAATCTGTAGAACAACACCAGGCATATCAAATTCTAAGTGAATTGCATTTGCCTTGCCGCCCATTTCAAGCTGTACACGATACTTTGGCTCAGTAACAGTAGCAGAACCTGTTAATAGAGCATTTAGTAGGGCACCAGCATCAGTACTACCACCAGTACGTAGATAAGCTGTAACGTTACCGGTAACAGAACGTTGACCTGTGTAGTATCCGATAGCTGTATTAACAACACCTAAGTTTGTTGGAATTAAGTAGTTAATGTTGTTGGCAATAGTAATGTTACCGCCAGTGATGGGGATAGCATAAGAAGTTGAGGCAACAGCAGTATTCTGTGCACCGCCGATATTACTTTCCAGGGTCATTGTAGACAGCTTGTTTGTAATATAGTTAGCAGTGGTAGTTACCATCTGTGCTACACCTAGCATTGCTGTACCAGTAATGGTAGCGGCTTGCTTTAGTGCAGTGCCTTTGCCAGTCCATGAAACCATAGAGATGGCATCTAGTCCAAAGTCAACACTTGCTTGATCCAACGCGCAATTGTCAACTAGGTATACTACGTTGTCAACTACGAAAATCATACCGAATTTTTGTAGTTGATTTCTGTTAGAACCCATGGTTGAAACATAGCTGAAACCAGGACCTTGAGCCCACTGACCTGTGTAAACTTTCAAGGTAGTACCAGTAGCAGTTGTTCCCGATGCAGCAGCAGGAGCTTTTGTCATCTCTACAGTGTAGGTTCCTGCGGTGGGAATAGCTGTAACAAGTGCTGCTTGATTCCAGTCAAGAGCACTAGTAACACCGTTAATATTAACAACGTCACCAACAGCCAGTGAAGCAGCAGTAACTAAGGTTGCGGTAGAAGCACCTGCACCTGTAGTAGCAGCACGGCTAAGACCTGTAAAGGTTGTGCCAGTTGCATCTAGATCTTTTGAACCCATTAAGGCATTCCACAATACCTTTTCTGCAGCACCAACGTTTGTGCTAAAGAAAGGACGTAGATAAGTAGAGAATGAAAACTCTACTGCATTTAGTGATGTATTGAAAGCGCGCTGGCCGCGAGTGGGCGTGGCACCGGATTCAGCGATTTGAATTGTTGTTTGGTTAGTACCTTGACTGAAAGAATAACCGTCCTGTACTTGAATTTCAAAAGTATTTGAAGTTGTAAACCCTGAATTGGCATCAGTGATAACACCTGTTGCTGCGTTTACGTTTGTGGTGAAGTATACTTTTGTATTTCTACTTAGATTAATTGCCATATATTTCTCCTAGATGGTGAAGTCTCGTCAAAGCACTGACTAGATATTTATCTGCGTATGCTTGTAAGAGACCAGGTAAGGCTTACGCCTTATTACATTATTTGATAACGCACTTGAAGATTAATTTCTCCAATTGCATAAGGTGCTAAAAGGCCTTCGTCAGTGGTAATAGAAGTTACTAAAATCTCTGTGGTTTCGTAATTGTTGAGC